CCCGCAAGCGCAATCCCGAGGGTGACTCGATACTCGCCGACCTGTTTCGGGCGTGGCGATATCGGACAAACTTTGAGGAGCTGGAGGGGATCGGGGTAGAGCGCGATGTGGGCGGGACGCCGGTCCTCTACACGCCCAGGGGAGTATCATCGACGGATGAGGCCGAGGTCGACAAGCAGTTGGCCGGCCTGCGCAACGACGAGGAGGCGTTTATCCGCTTCCGGGGGCCGAAGCAGAGCGCGGAAAATCAGGACGGCTACCTCCTGGAGTCCTACCAGAGTGCGTCGAAAGCCTACGACGTGGGTGCCATCATCGAACGCTATGACAAGGCCATACTGATGCGCTTTTTTGCCCAGTTCCTCAAGCTGGGTATGGACAAAGTCGGCACCCAGGCGCTGGTACAGGGCAGCCAGGACTTCTTCGGCCTCTCCCTCCGGCGGATCCAGCTTTATATGATGGAAGTGTGGAACGGGAACCTGGTGCCCCTGCTGTTCCGACTGAACGGTGAGCGGTTCGCGGGCATCACTGCGCTGCCGAAGTTCCACTGGAGCGATCCCGGAAAGCCCGACCTGCAGGCGCTCATCAACCTGTATCGGGAGGGGCGTAGCTCGGACATCCTGACGATCACCGAGGCCGACGAGGACCACCTGCGCAACGTGTCCGGACTGCCCGACAGACAGCCCGGCATCGGCGAGGGGGTCCGCGAGAAGCCGGGCCTCGGCCTTGATTTGCCCCCTGCTGCCGGGTTTGCCAAGTTCAAGGCTCCGGACGAGCCGAAGCCCGCTGCCGGCCAGGACGTGCGCACCCGTGGCGGATGGTTAGATCGGGCCACAAACGCCTATCAGCGCGACCTCGTGGCCGTCTACGACCAGTGGAGTGCACGGGCGGCCAAGGCCATAGCCAACGCCCAGCGGGACGGATTGGCACCCATGCAACAGGCCGCCATCCTCGATGCGCTCATGGCTGACCTGGAGGCCGACCTGATACAGGCTGGGCGGCTCAAGATCACCGATGCCGTGTTCGACGCCATGCGGGGGCCGTTCGAACGTTACCGGGGGGCGCCCGAGATGCTGGCGGCCCTTCAGGAAAATCTCGTCAAGAATGAGCAGTTCGTCCGCACGTCATTGCTGCCCGAGGTCCGGCAACGGCTGGCCCAGGACATCCTCGCCGGGATTGCCGAGGACAACCAGGCGCTACGGGCGACGTTCGAGCGGTTGCGGTATCGACCCGCGCAATACGCCGGGGGACTGTACCAGTCCGTCTTGAGCGTCAGCGCCACCGTGGGCAAAGTGGATGACCAGGTACGGGCTAATGCCGGACTGAATCCGGCCCGCGTGCGCTGGGACCTGGACCCCACTGCTGACCATTGCGCCGACGATCCTGTGCGTGGGACGTTCGGGTGTCCGGGGCTGGCCGGTGAGTATGCGTCCTGGGCGGCTTTGCCGGGCGTGCCGGGCGAGATAACGACCTGTCGGGGAAATGACCGCTGTACTCTGTCGGTCTGGGTGGAGGAGCTACAACAGTGGCACAGAATAGGATAGCCATCATAGGCGGGGCAGCTATCGCCCTGGTCATTGTTGTGATGGGCATCATCGGAAATGCCGCCGCGCAACCCGTTGCCACGCCGACTTCGAGGGCATGGCCCACGGCCATCCCCATTAACCCCTATTGCAAGGTGCTGCGTGGCTACCTCACGCCGCCGATTTCGGACAGCGTGAGATACCAGAAGGACCTGCTGGCATGGAGGGCCTATGGCTGCGGGAAGTGAGCGCCTCTTGCGGTGCGACTGTTGTGGGGACATCATCGGGCGGGTGGACGAGAACGGGCGGGTGGTGGTCTTCGGCAAGCACCACGGCCAGCATCATCAGACCGTCCTCATGACGAAACCCCTTGACAAACTACCCCCAGGCGTGGTACACAAGAAGCAATAGATTTCCCGTGCGCCCTGAGCGCCCAAGCCTCTGATGTGGGGCCGGGCGCTCATTTGTTGTGGGGGGTTCACTTGCCGGAAAAGCTCGATAGCTGCGTCAGGGACTTGATAGCCAAGGGCAAGCCCGAGGCGAGCGCCTGGGCCCTCTGCCGCGCATCCCTCGACATGTCCGAAGCCACCGAAGCCGACCAAGTTTCGGTTGGCACTCTCCTCGGCTCCGCCCCCGAATCCGCCTGGCCCGCCATGCGCGAAGCCTACCGCGTGGCTCGGACCCGGCTCGGCCAGAACCACGAGCAGGCCGTCAGCAAGCTCCGCGAACTGCCCACCTACCTCGGCTTCCACAACGTTTCCGGCGTAGGCTGGCTGCGCGAGTTCAAGGCCCCGCAAACCCGCAGCGTGATGGGCGTCGAGATATTCGCCGCCGGGACCTGGACGGACAGCGCGGGGACAACCCGCGTATGGACTGAGGCCGACCTGGACCAGATGGTGGCCAACGCCCGCGCCAATCACCCCGAGCGCCGCCCGGTCAAGGCTGGCCATACCTCCGGCACTTTCAACCGCAACCTGGCCGCTGCTCTCAGCGTGCCCGAGGCCATCATCACCGGCGAACAGGGCGGCCAGGGCCAGATAGCCCTCGGCAACGCGGTCAACCTGCGCCGTCAGGGGGATAGGCTCCTGGCGGACTTTGCGGACGTGCCGCAGCCCGTAGCCGACATGATCGAACTGAAAGGCAATGCGGGATTCTGCAATGTGTCCTCGGAGATCACCATCGGCGACGCAGGCCCGGCTATCGTGGGCGTAGCACTTCTGGGGGCCGAAAACCCCGCCGTCGACGTGCTGGCCGGACTCGAAGCGGCGCTGGTGATGGCCGCCCCCGGCAAACAGGTCTACCGCTTCGCCCGCTCGGACGGCCATATCAGCCAGGAGACGGCGGAAGCCGACCTGACAACCATCGAAACCAAGCTCCAGGAGTCCATCAAGGGAAGCAAGAGTGCGGGCATCCTGGCCCGCCTTTTCGCGGATGCGCGGGAGCGCCTGACGGTGCTCTTCCGTGGCGACAATAACGAGTCCGCCGACCATGCGGACGGGGAGGACCAGATGTTGGAAAAGATGCGCCAGATGCTCGGATTGCCGCCGGACGCGACCGAAGAGGCTGTGTTGGCCAAGATCCGGGGCATGATGGGCGGCAAGGAGGGCCAGCACTCCGCTGACTTCTCGAAGAGCGCGGAGTTTCAGGAGTTGACCGGCCAAGTCACGGCGCTCCAGGCCGAGAATGGCACGATGAGGACCGCCGAGCGGGTGGCCAAGTTCAGCGCCCGCGCCCAGCCCTGGCTTGTCGCCGGTGTCATCAAGGACGTAGCGGCAACTGCCACGGAATTGGCGAGCCTCACCGACGCCCAGGCAGAGCAGGTGGCCACGGTCTACGACAACGTCGCCGCCAAGTTCAAGGAAGCCAACCTTTTCTCTGTCAGGTCGACGCCCCGTGTCGGCGACGGCATGGGCGACGCCGAGGTCGAGGCTGCCATCACCGAGCTTCAGAAGGGCGGCAAAAGCCGTGAGCAGGCTGTCAGCGCTCTCGCCTCGACCAAGCCCGGTCTTTTTCGGCGCTATCAGGCAGCCAACATCGTGACCGTTTTTGTGAACGGTCGGGAGGAATAGCCAATGGCCAGCGAACAGCACATCATCTACGCCCGCACGGAGCGGGCCACGTCAGCCGCCCTCGCCAAGGACCGGTTTGTCCGGGTTACCTCGGGCAAGGTCAGACTGTCGACGGCAGGGGGCCTGCCTTACGGTGTGTCAGGCCAGGCCGTCGCCGCCAGCACGGTGCGCGAGGACCAATGGGTGAAAATCATCCAGATCGGGGTCGCCTCTGTCGAGGTCTCCAGCACGGGGGGCATTGTCAAGGGCGCCCGTGTAGGCGTGGCCGCGAACGGCAAGGCGAAGACCGCTGTTGCCAACACTCCTTACGGCGGGATCGCCCTTACCAGTGGGGCTGCCACCGAGGTTATGCCCATCCTGCTGGCCCCGGCCAGCCAGACCACGCTGTAGAGGTGAGATGAAATGGCAATGACAAGGACTCGCATCAGCGGACCCTCCAACGTCCACGTCGACGCGGCACTGTCGCAACTGTCCATCGCGTACATGCAGGACGCCGCCCGCTTCGTTGCTACCCAAGTGTTTCCGGACGTCCCGGTGGACAAAAAGAGCGACGAGTATTACGAGTGGCTCCGCGACTTCTGGTTCCGCTCCGTCATGGGGCAAAAGGTGGCCGGCTCCAACGCTCCCCGGCACGTGCTGGGCATCAAGACCGTCCAGTACAACGCCGAAGGCTTCTGGTTGGAGTATCCCCTGGACAACGACACGGTGGCCAACGAGGATGCCGCGGTCAACCAGGAGCAGGCCGCCGTCAACTGGCTGACCCAACAGGCGTTGCTCAACCGGGAGATTAAGTTCGCCGCCGACCACTTCGTCACCGGCAAATGGGGCACGTCGACGGCCCGCAGCACCACCGACCAGTGGAGCGACGCCGACCAGTCCAACCCCATCACCGACGCGAAGACGGCCATCCAGACCATCGAGAAGAACACTGGGGCGCCGCCGAACACGCTCCTGATCAACGCGGAGGTGTGGGACAACGGCCTGAAGGATCACCCCCTCATCTTGGACAAGTACAAGCACACCCAAGCCGGCCTCTTGACCGAGGCTCTGGTCGCCCCGGCTCTGGGGATCGGACGCATCCTAGTGGCAAGGGCCATCAAGAACAGCGCCGTCGAGAAGGCCGAGGGGACCGAGTCTTACACCGGCGCCTACATCTTCGCCAAGAATGCCCTGTTCCTGAACGTGGTGCAGGGCGTGGGACTCCTCCAGCCTGCCGCAGGCAAGACCTTCAACTGGCGCCCGAACGGCCTGGGGATGCAGATCGAGCGGTATTCGGATGACCCGTCCGATGCCACGATCCTGCGCATTCGGGACTACTTCGACCAGAAAATCACGGCGACCCAGTACGGCTACATGTACACCACGGCAGTGGCCTGACATGTACGAGACGTTCCGGGTCATACACCCGTTCCGCTGGCGCGGCTGGCACTATGGACCCGGCCAGCACATCGCCGAAGTGGTCGACCAGTCCACGGGGCAACCCGCCGCCTGTGACTGCGACTTCTACGGCGGGGACATTTGGGTAGTCGAAGAGGGCCACCCCCGCAAGGCGTGGGCCTTGGAACAGCGCAAGGTCCGCTACGAGCTAGGTCTGCGCCCGACCAAATACGCCACCGACGACGAGTGGATAGCGGCCACGCCGAACCTGAAACGCCTCACCATGCCCCCGCCGAGCGCAACCCGAGCGAACTACACTCCGCCCGAACAACGCCGCCGCCATGCTGCGGTCGCGGTGGAGTAGGAGGGCACTATGGCACAGACAGTTGACAGGCATGAGGGCACCGTCGCCTTCAAGCGGATCGT